ACACTTTCCAGAGCATGAGATTCGGGAGCAGCGCATTGTCGCTCTTGGCCGCTGCCGATTCCTGCCCGCCGTAAGTATTCGTTCCGGTTTCGTGCTGCCCCATCGCCGCTGGGCTGACCTGTGCATGGAACTGCATGTCCTGAAGCTGGGAATTCCTCCATTGCCACGTTTCAGGTGTTAACGGCTGGGCTTTGATGGTTTCAAACGCATCGCGCACGGGCCGTCCGGCGCTCTTCACTTCAATCACTGTAGAGGGGTCGTTGATAATTTCGTTCTTGTCGATACGCTGAGAATCGATAGCCAGCAGTGGCACGGAGTTGTAACCCTGATTCCTGCCAATCAGGCGGTCGGTCTCATCTAGTTTCAACTGCGGTGGAATCAAATCATCGTCGCCATCGGCCCAGATTCTTCCCGGCACGGGGTTGAAAACGTAGTGCGTCCAGTGGTCGTCTATCGATTCGTTCCTCGCCTCGCAAAGAACATCTCCGGTCTTGCAGATGTAGAGGCCATCGGGGAATTTCTTTGCTAGTTCCTTATCGAAAAAGTAGGTGGATGGCCGCAGCCAGCATTCAATCAGCAGGGCTTTTGCTGCGGCGGTAGCGCGTTCATACCAGGCTGCGTATTGGGTTGGGTCTCCAGGGAGGTCAGCAAGAGATTGAAGATATATAAGTCCCAGATCGCCGCCAGTTGCATACGCCTCTCCGCCTCCCTCATCGCCGCTCGGCGCAAGCTGTACGTCAGGGAAGCACGCTTGTAGAGCCAGGCGGTCAACAACCCGGTTGCGAACCAGAAAAGGGGCATGCCATAGGTCATAGCTGGAACTCCTGATATAGATTTCAAGCGGGTTTACAGCTTCGGTGATGATTTCGCCTTTAGGATAACGCACATTCCCTGCAACAAATGGGAGCCTGCTGACGACGGGTGGCATATGCTGAGTAATTGGGGTTTGGCAACCGGGACATTGGCTGAAGTTCCCCTCAAGAGGCCCGCAAGTTCCGCACACGCTGGCCCCTGGTGAAAGAAGAACATCCGCATCCTGATACACAGGGCTGGTGACATAGCCGTACCTCGTATCCTTGCTGAAATAGCTGAAGCGGAAACTGTTGCCAAAGAGGCGCAGGTTCAGTGCTTCGATGACCCGGAGGTAGTCGTACTTGACCGATTTCTTGATGATTTCGAGCGCCGTTCGCGCGGCCTTGGCCGCCCCTTGCGCTTCCGCATCGTCGTTCGATGGCACGGGCTCGATGAGCGGCTCGTTCTGGACATAGGCTCTTACGCCTTGCCGGATGAGCGAGCGGTAGTAATTGTTCGGGAAAGCATAGTCTCCCGAATCTTGCAGCAGCACATCCCAGGCAACATTGATTTCGCTCCATTCAAGTTCGTGATAGCCCTGGTAGATAAGGGCGTTCCGCATCCACTTCCTTGCGAACTGAATCTTCTCGAAGCTGCCTTCCTGGTAGTAGTAATTCGCAAGGCCCAGAATCTTTTTGTCTATCGCTTCATCGAACTTGTACTGCGGCCTGATATCTTCGGGGCGCGGTTTCTCGGTGGGACTTCTTACGGGCTTGCTGGCGTTGCTGAAAAAATCCTTGATGCTTCCGCCGATGCCACGGATAAGGGACTGGCTTCCGCCTGGAGGGGATTTCTTACCATTACCGCCGACACCTGTGCCCACGCTTGGCGAGCCGGAGCCAACCGCTAAACCGCCCTTGGGGACATCAGGCACTATTGTCTCTCCTCACGGCGCGGTATACGTCCTTGGTAAAGTCAGGGACTCCGATGGGGACAGTGAGCCGTTTCCGCATGTCCGGCTTGAGCGGAGTCTTTCCCGGTTCTTCACCTTCCATAGTGATTGCCGGGATTTCTAAGGACTTCACGGAGAAAATCCTCATCCACTTCTCTTCCCGGCTGTTGCTCATCCATATCTGGTAAGCGAGAAGTGCGGCCAGCGGGAGGCTTCCCGCCAGAAAGCTCAAAAGCGAAATCGTCGCCAGCGTTGTCATCGAAAACCCCATACTTGAACCTCGATTCGATTGGAAATTCCACGGCTAACCTCCTGTAAACCTTTGATGCACCCGGTTGTTTACTTCAAGCGTCTCAATCAGTTTTGTTTCCTTCAAGATTCTTCCCGTCAGATGGCAGGTTGGAACGGTGGGGCCGTAGGCAATCGGCGGCGCGTTCTGGATTTCTTTTAGCTCCTCGGCAACCTGCCTTACCAGTTCAGGTGTTGGCATCGGCAATTTCTCCTACAATCTTTCTGCCTTCCTTCACGGAAGGATTCTCCAAATCGTTCAGGATGTCCTGCACGCGCATGCGTTCGAGCAAATCATCATCCCGCCACTGAGCGCAGACCGCTCCATTCTCTATTGTCGTTTGCAGCACACGGCAAAAACCTTTGGGCTCCAGGCGCTTATCGTTGCCTTCCGTCATGTAGTGGTCGCAATCATCGCCGCCGTTTTCTCCGCCGCAGCTTGCCCCGCCGATATCCTGTCCCACTTCCGGGGCGTTAATCCAGATGAGTCCTAATAGTTCCGGGTCGTTGGCTGCCGTGAACATTTCCGGCCCGTAGTTCGGCTCGCCTCTGTCCCACATCGAGCAGCACGGCCAGTACTCAATGGGCTTGGCGTCGGCTGTTTCCCGTACTGGGTAAGTGAATTTCTTTACTTTCGTCCACGGGCCGATGAGCATGCAGGACTTCCCGTAGTTGAAGAAATGGCAGTTGTAGCAGGTGGCAGGCTCTCCGCCCATCGATGCGGACGGCACAAACATGACTTCGCCCTTGCTGGGAGTAGGAACGGTATAGATATCGGGGCGAGACCCGGCGCGGCGCTGGGCGTTAATCTTTTTCAGCGTCTCCGCCGTGTAGACGAGAAATCCTTTGCTCACTTGTCCTTCATCTTCACCTTGAGTTTAATGCTCTTGAGCTTGCCAGCGGTCGCGGCTTTCTTGGCCACGTCCACGACAGGCTTCATCATGGAAGTTGAGTTTGCCATAGATTCTCCTAAGTAGCGAAGGCCATGCCGTTCGCGTAGTCGCCGCGATTCAAGTCCTCGGCATAGGTTCTGGTAAGCGTCGCCCCGGTCGCCCCGCCATTCACCGTGGTATTGAAGCTGGTGAAGTCGGCTGCGGGAATGACCACGGCAAACCGCAAGTCAGCGTTGGGATTCAATCCATCGTTAGTGGAATAAAAATCGAGGCGCACGTTGCCGCTAGCCATTTTTAGAGCGACGACGGAAACACCTGGGATATTTACGGCCATACTAAACTCCTTTGATAATCGGTGAGGTAGCTGCGGCGGCTTTAGCCTGCTCGGCTTTTCGTTCGAGCAGGGCTCCAACCGCTTCCATGAGTTCGCTGTCCTTGAGGATGCCTTTGGCTACGAGGATTTCTTCGAGTGCTTCTATCGCTACGGCGGTGGAGCCGACATTCGTTACCAGGCGCTCTTCCATCGCGGAGACTTCGCCGCGCGAGATGGGCTCGCGCATGACTTCTCTCCACTTGGCTTGGCCCGTCAGCATCAGGAAGCCAGTTGGCTCTTGAGCGATTCCGCCGTCGCGGTCTTGGCAGCGAGTATCGCATCGGCGGCAGCTTTATCGGCAGAGGCTTTCATGTCTGCTGCTCTTGCGGTTGCAGCGGCTTGCGCGGCATCGGAAACTTTCTTCGCCGTGTCGGCGCGGTCTTGCGCTGCTTTAGCCTCGGCCTGCGCGGCAAGAGCCGCAGCTTGGGCGCGGGCAAGAGACTCCTTTGCGGCAGCGTCGGCGGCAGCGGCAGCTTCAGCGGCAAGAGCGGAAGCGGGCTTCGGGTCGGCGTAGAGACGTTCTAATTCGTCGCACATCGCAACTACATCGGCGGGAGTAGCCAGTCCTTTATGAACGCGGGCGGAAATGTCAGAGAGATTGAGCATGAAATCCTCCTACGGGCGAGACGATACCACATTCGGCCTTTGAAAACGAGAGAATCTCGGTCGCTGATACTTTTTCTGCGTGGGAACGCCTTCTCCTTCCCGCTTATGTTTGTCGGCTTCATACCAGTAGAGCCGGGAAGTTTCATCGAGCGCGGGATTTTGCCAGGGCTTCGCGGCGGCTATTTTCTCCGGTTCAGGGCGGAAGGTATGGATGGCATAGCGAATAGCGGAAGGGCAGTGAGAATTTTCGTGCGCTGGCTCAAACTTAGGATTCCCGCTACGGTCTTTGGCCCATTTGTAGGCTGGAACTTCACGGAGAGTGTTTCGACACCGCGAAGAGACAAAGTATCGAGGGCTGCCAGCAACGCTGGGATTAAATGGGTGGGACAATCGAGGGTCAACGTGCATGTACTGCTCGGTTTTGAATAACCCCGGTGTGACTTCCTTGATGGCGGGCTGGCCGAAGATGCCGTGCTCTTCGAGTTCGAGCGCGGCAGCTCTCTGTGCATAGTCATAAGCGATTCCTTCTATCGGGTGGAGCCCGATTTTGGTGTGGAGTTCCTCGCTGATGGGCTTGATTCGGAGTCCTGAACCGTAAACTTCATCGAACTGGTAGAGCCGCCCGTCAGGAGCAACTGCGATAATCGGGATGGCCCACGGGTCGCCATCTTCTCCTCCGCCGATGTCCATGCCCACGATGACCGGCCAGTCGTTCGGAGGGTTAGGTTCGCCTCCAAAGATGTCGTAGTGCTTGGTATCGTCCCAGACATGGGTGATTTCCGAGAATTCCTTGAACACCAGGTCGCTGAAGTCGGCAAAAGAGCCGTGAATAAAGCGGTCTGCCCAATCGGGAGGGTAGGTATTGAGCATGTTTTCGATGGTTTCAGCGGGCAAAAACACGTTGTCCATGCTGGACATGGTGATTCCGAGGTTCGCTTGAAGTGCTTTTTTCCGGTTGGGGTCGAAAAAGTGTCTCCAGACCCAATCGTGGCCCGCTGGGTTCGATGCCAGCCTTATAATTCTTCGCGGAGCGGTCTTTCGGCGCACTCCGCCCAAGATTACGAAGTAAATCTCCTCGCTAATCTCCACAGCCTCATCGATAAAGGCCGCAGAGAGGTTCATGCTCTTGATATGCCCGACAACTTTGGGGTCGGTGATGTCCAGATGCTTGAAAATCGTCTGATGGCCGTTGCGCCACTGGAAAATCTTCTTCGATTCCTCCCATTTGCCCCATCCTTCCTCGACCAGCTCCAGAAATATCTGCATGGTGCTCGTCTCAAGGGCGGGCATGTTCAATCGGCCAATGAGAGAGACACCATTCGGGTCGGCATTGGCAAACGTGATGGCCGAAGCGCAAAGAACTACGCTCTTTCCCGACCCACGGCCACCGACGATGGCCCCCATGCGGTTATCGGAGGCTAGGAACTGGTATTGTTTGGGAGCTTTGGGCAGGTTCTCGATGAAAGTTTTGAAGTCGAGTTCGCCGGTGCGAATGCCCATGCGCGAAGTCTATCAGGTTTTCAGCCACACCAGGAACCTTACTATTCTCGAATCCCAATCGACGGGCTGAACGTTCCAGACAAAACCTAGGAGCGCCGCAAATATCCATGCTCCGCAAGAACAGAGCAAAACGACCAGAAAAATCTTCCATAGAAAGCTCATATCCCACCATGCTTTGCTGTGAACCGAATACCATAGGCATTGCCAGCGCCGAGGTAGAGCCTCGGCAAACGCTCCAGCTTGTGATGGCCTGTCCTGTGGAGCAAGAACGAAAGCCCCTCCCCTGCTCCGTAGAAGGCAAGCTGAAATCCCACCATCCCGGCGCAACTCTGAGTGGGCAGGTTCATCTCACGCTGGCCCCTAGCCAGGAAGCGGCAGGTAATTGCTGAGTCCGTCGCGGCCAAAGTCCCTGCTGCGGCTAGTTCCAGTTTGGCGAAGCGGTCGTAGAACTGGTGGGGGTTTTGGCTCGCGCCGGGCAACCCCCCGCTGCCCTTGAACGTGTTAGTACGCTCCACGCCAAGATTTGGCACAGCCGAGCATAGCAAACACCAAAGCAAAAGTCCGCTCATTCGATTATCGCCATCCCTCCGCATTGCCAGCAGCGGTAGCCTTTCTGCGTTCCATGCTTGCAGTACTTTCCTTTGGCTCGCTTCGTAGGTTTATCCGCCAATACGGGAGCAGCCGATACCCCGCGTCCATGAACCTCTTCCACTCCAACGGTATTAGCCCGCCGTTCAGCCACACGTACTCGCTCAGGCCGTGGCAACTCCGAATCTGTCTCCAGTTCTCCAAGTAGTGTCTCCCTTGCCCATTCCACTACCGTGCGCCCTTCACTCCGCGCTTTCTCTGTCAGCCGCGTCAGGTCGCTAGCTTCCACGTAAACCACCAACCGCGTCCGTTCCGTAAACAGCTTCCTCATCGCACATATGTTTTACATTATCGGGCACATGTGTGTCAAGAGAATTCGCAAAAGTTGGGAGGGATTCTGTAAATCTAAATAGCCATACCGGGGGTTTTTGGCTGCTTGGGTCTGGTTCTAGTTAGGTACTGGTAGTTTTGGTGCGTCCCATAAGACTTATTGTGTTAACTAGGACATGATGATACTAAAGGACTTAGCTTATAGTTGCACAATAATGGTGCAGTGTGACGCTATTTGTCTTCCGGTGCGGCGTTAACTTCGATGACTGGCTGAGTGGTATCTGCTTGAGTCTGCGGGCCTTGCTGCTTGAACATGATGTTTATGGCTTGGCTGAGATGGATTTGCTCGGGGCCAGGGCTGTTTTTTGCGTTTTCGCCGATTACTCCCATGTCATTCAAGAACTTACGGCCTAGCTCGCCATCGCCCTTTTTAAGCTGAGTTCCTATGGCCGTGATTGCTTCAGGAATCAGCGTGGCACAGGTAAATCTGCCCACTTCCATCTGTCGGTCAATGTCCGATTCCTCTGCAATTGCCTTGGCTGTGTTTACAGCGATTTTTAAGTCCTTTGCTATGTGCGCCCAAGGCTTACCATTGGCTCTGCTGAGGATAACAGCAGTCTTAATCGCTGGGGCTTTCCTTGATTTGCTGGTTTTGATGGCTGTGACGGGCTGAGAATCACTTGGTGAGGCATCTGGAGCGAGGGTCTGAGTTGCGGTGCTCACAGGAGGGATTATCTGCTTTGCGCTGCGGGAGGTCAAGCCTTTTCTGCCGGGAAGCAAACAGGGCATTTAGGGCTGCCGTACCATGCTCCGCCACACTTCGGACAATCGCCACCATCCACGTATTGCTGCGTAGCCGTTCTCCCGGTGCTGCTTTGCGCCCGCCCATCAAAACTTGTCCCAAATTCTACCGAGAACTTCTTTCTGCTTGTCTGAAAGCGAACGTCTCGTGCCCCATTGGTCTGCGATGGATTCGACAAAGTTCTTTTCCCATTGGCTCAGGCGCTTCTCATCTGCGAGACCGTCGAGAATATAGTCAATCGCCTTGTCAGTCAGTTCGCTGAGTTCCATCAGCCCTCTCCCGGTGCTTTTTGCTGCGCCGCGCGCTCTGCTGTGATTCTTAGCGCTAGCCAACGCTCAAAATTTGCTTGCCCTGTTCCCAATACCCTTCTAGCTTCGATTAGGCCGTCCAGCCTAGCGGCGCTGGCATAACGGGTCAGCAGGTCGGCCAGTTCAGTTACGGTATTAGACATGTAGGTTTCGTGGTGGAATCGGTTGTCTTGGCGAATCAGCCACTCTCGAGCAACCTG